ACATTGGCAGCAATTACAGTAGCAGTAACAAACGGAGCACCAGCAAGTGGTGGTACTCCTGGAGATGTTGTAGTTCAAATAGCTGCTATATTAGATGATGTATCTGTATAGGACAGGAGTCTAAATGACAGCTAAGAATATTATAGAACAAATTGAAAAATTATTTGGAAGACAATCAGAACAATATATGTTTCAGTTGATTAATGATGCATTAGATGATATTGCGTCTCATAAAAGAAATTATACAGTATCTGCAATAACAGATTTAGAAGAAAAGAAAAGATGGTATGAGTTAAGTGATAATACTATTGATATAACAAAAGTTGAGATACTTGATACAAATAGTAGATATGTAATGGTACCAAAACTTGCAGACCCCCATAGACTGTTAAGAGAAGATACTGACGAAACAGATGATTCGTTAACATAGGAGAATTATGGCAACAAATAAAAGAACATATCCAAATACATATTTTACCTGGTATAATGATGATAATAGAGTTGCGATTTTAACAGAAGATACAACAGCAACATCTGGAGAAAGAACAACAGAAAAGTATGATACATATCAAGGTGATGATGTAACAAATGGTCTTCGTATTACTTATCATTCAAAATATGAAACAATTGATGCTCAGACAGAAGATTTAAAAACAACTGGTGGTTTAGATTCAGGGTTGCATCCAGCTGTTGTTTGTTATATTAAAGGAAGAATGTTTGAAGATGCAGGCGATATACAAAGAGCTCAATATTTTAGAGCAATGTATGATAAAATGGTAAAACAGTATCCATTAAGAAAAACAGGAGTTAGGCATTTGGCAGTGCCTAGATTATAGGAGAATAAATGTCATCAACATCAACAACATGGTCAACACAAGGGAATACGAAAGCAGGGGCAACTGTTACTTCAACCGATTCTTTAACAACAGGAACTTTAACTGCTGATACACTTCAACTTGCTTCCAATATAATTAAAGCATCGGATGGTGGTTCAACAATCACACTTGATACTTCTGATAATGTAACAATTGCAGGAGGTTTAACATCAACGACTTTATTAACGGCTACAGCGGGTATAAAGCTTGGTAATAATATTATATACGCATCAGACGGTGGAACAGCAATTACTCTTGATACTTCTGATAATGTTACAATTACGGGAGATTTGACTGTTACTGGTGGTAAATTAACTTTTGGTAATTCTGAATTTATAAGCAATGAGTCAGATGGTTTTACATATATAGGAAGTCTTGATAGTGCAAATCATGGATTAGTTCTTTCTGCCATTAATGGTTATGACTCTTATATAGCATTTAATTCTCATGTAACTCACTGGTCTATTGGTTATGATGCAAGCGATACTACTGACAATCCTTTATTGTTTAATCAAGGAACAGGGTTATTAGGAGCTAATACTATGATGAAATTAGCTAGTGACGGTGATTTGACAATTGCTGGAGATTTAACAGTTGATGGTGGAGATGTCATTGTTAATAATATGACTTCATCTGGATTTATTAAATGTGTTGGTAATGAAGGGGCTTCTGCTGCAGTTGAGTTATGGGCAGATGAAGGAGATGATGATGCTGATAAATGGCAAATATCATCTAGTATAAATGGTAAATTGCAATTTATGACTTATGCATCTGGGTCTTGGGTAAGTAATTTAGAGGTTACTTCTCATGCTAGTGACGCAAGTAGTTCTGTTACTGTTGCTGGAGATTTATATGTTGGAGGTGATGTTATTAATTTAACAACTACAACATCATATGGAGTTAGTAGTTTTAGTACAAATAGAACTATTGCGGGGAGTACTAGTGCAGCTGATACTACAGATGTATTAGCTACATTAATTACAGATTTAATTAATATAGGAATAATAGATGCAGCTTAAAGAAAAATTAATAAAACAGGGGAATGTTAATGGAAGACTTAAATAAGAAATTAGAGAATCTTAAACAGCAACAAGAACAAGCAAAAGAGATTTTCATAAAATGTCAAGGTGCGATTGAATTAATACAATCAATGCTTGATGAAGAAAAAGAAGTAAAAAAAGATAATAAAAAATAGTTTTTTGAAATAGAGGTAAATATGCCGAATAAAGATAAAGGTGTCGTTAGAAGAGCAATTGTGACACCTGATAAACACTTTCCATTGCACGATAAAAAAGCAATAAAAGTAGTGTGCAAGGCGATAGAGATTATTAAACCTGATACTTATATTGATTTAGGAGATACAGGTGAGTGGGAACACTTTAGTAATCACTACTGGAAAGGTAGAAATAAAAAACCTATGGAAGATTTAATTCCATTACTAGACAAAGATGTAAAAGATGTCAATAAAGGGATGGATATAATAGATAAGTCTTTAGATAAGGTTAATTGTAAAACGAGGCATTTTATCCAAGGAAACCATGAGGTATGGTTAGATAACTTTGTCATTAGATACCCTTATTTAAGTCATTATAAGACTGAGGAAGCATTAAGGATAAAAGAACGTGGTTATAAATATCATCCTTATTTTAGAAGAAAGCTTTTAAAAATAGGGAAACTAAACTTTACTCATGGTCATAAAACTGGAATGCATCATGCAAAGGCACATTTGAATACTTATAAAGAAAGTATTATGTATGGACATACTCACGACTTACAAAGATATACAGATACTGGAGTAGGTGGAACTATGAGTGCTTGGAGTTTAGGATGTTTGAAAGATATTGAAAAGGATGAGGATTGGCTAAGAGGTAATCTTACTAATTGGAATCATGCTTTTGCAATCATTGATTTTTTCCAGAATGGAAATTACAAAGTAGAAGTGGTAGAAATAATTAAAGGACGAACCTCATTATGGGGTGAGTTGATTGAAGGCAAATAAGGAGAATAAGTGGCAAATTTAACAGTAACACATACAGAAGATATCACGCTGAATGGTCAGCAATTTGGAAATACAAATATATTTTCAATATCAGGAATTAATGATATATTTAAAAGGATTGTATCAATAGAAGCAGGTGATGATGCTACTATTGCGGTATTTAAATCTACCGTATCAATAGCAGGGGGTACTGCGGATACTGGCGGTGATGGTGCATTAAAAAAAGCTAATGTTAAATATGTTCGTATAACAAATTTAGATAGTGCTAATTCAGTAAATCTTTCGTTACAACTTGATTCGGATGAAGATAATAGTGCTGCTAATTTATCAGTGACTCATTTACTTGAAGCTGGTAAAAGCTTTGTTATGGGAGTTGTTGATGAAGCTATTCACGCAGATGATGATGCTGCTGCAATCGTTACTTCATTAACTGATGTTGAGAGTATAATAATTGACCCAGGCTCAAATACTGGTAAAATTGAATTATTAGTAGCCTCTACATAAAATGAATATAGGTGATTATTTACTTAAATCTAATAAAATTACTCAAAAGCAGCGAGAAAAGGCTGAACTTGAGCACGAGATTACAGGTAATAAATTTGGTAAATGTTGTTTAGATTTAGGATTTATAAATAGAACAGAACTTAATCAAGCGATTAAAGCTGTTCAAAAAGATGATAAAGGAGAGAATAAACCAATGGCAACTGAAATAGGTGAGAACAGCAAGTTTACATTTGACTTAAAATTTCTTGTCACAATGGGAACTATAATAGTTTCTGCTTGTGCAACATACTTTAGCATTATGGGTTCTATATCAGAACTAAAATCTGCTAATAGTCCAAGTAGATTGGAATATACACACTTAAAAGATAAGGTAGATAACATAGAGTCTAATGGTGATTTAAAACTTATTACTTATCAACTCAACGAATTTAAAGAAACATTTACAGAGATTAAAACTTTATCATCTCAGTTAACTCCTTTAGCAACAGATTTAGAGTATATTAAAAGCGAATTAAATAAGTTAAAAAACAAAAAGATAGATATACCAGATGTTGATTTATCAGGTATTGAAGATAAGCTTGATAGTATTGTAGATAAGATTGAATCATTTGAAATAAGACTTATAGAAGTTGAGAAAAAAACTAAGGGCGGAAGATTCTAATGAATGGACGACTTAAAAACTATATTATATATGTGGCTGCGTCTTGTGGTTTACTCTTCGGTAATTTTTTTGATTATTCGACTATTTATGGAGCTGCTAATATATATACACCATATTTAAATGGCAGTCAAAATATTAAGGATGATTATATATATAATATTGGCATACGTAAAATGGCTTTATATGATTATCAATCAAGAGATAAGTTTTATAAAGGAAATGAAGAAGCATTAAGTGATAAAGCCATCATTGGGGCTATAAATGGCGTAGAATACCTTTTTTCAGCGAGTTTTGTTCGTAATAGGGGTTATGACTACCTAGACCAAGAATATTGGCTTAAATGGTCAAATAGCTCGTTTATCACAAAATTCAAATATATGCACAAAGAAAGTCGTGATTTGCAATTTGCTGATTATGACGCAAGATTTAGGTTAAATTTAAATAAAGTTAATATAACATTGGGTGGTTCTGTAAAAGGGCATCCAGTATATGGACATCCTGCAATATTGGATTACGATGGTATTTGGTTTGAACTTGCTTGGGATTATGGATATGAAGATTTTGAAGTGCCTGAGAACGATTTAAATGATAATGGGATTATTGATGATTACTATGTTTGGATTGAGACAGACCCTGATACTGAAGAAGGATATTGGATTTATTATTATGAGGGTACCAGTTATTATTGGGAAGACCCAGAAGGTAATTATGTAGCAGGCAGTGACCAAGAATTTTATGATTATCATTATCAAAGTGTAGTGGGTATGTATAATGAAGATAATAAAGAAAAAGAATGGCAAGCAGAAGCTTCCATAGTGGTAGGATTGGATGTTTTACTTGGGAATGACAATTATTATTCCCATATATGGGTCAATGCATTTCCATGTTCTGTTGGTTTAACAGATAAAGCGTATAATGGAGATGACATACAATATGACGTTGGCATGCTGATTGGCACCAACCTAAGCGAGCATATTGGGGTGTTTATTGAGGGTATTTATCAAAGCTACTATGGAAGAGAAGAGTATAATATATCAACAGGGATAAACTGGAGGTTTTAAATGGCTGATGCAGCAACAATGACAATCAAAGCGGTAATATTACCTGATGAGATACAGGCAACATTAAAGGATTTAACATTCTCATATACTCCTGCTGATGCAAATGATAGATGGTTTTATGGTATTGTTAATGTTCCTCATAATACAGGTGGTGTTGATTTAATATCTGGTAAGTTTTTGGCTCATAGTGCAGGGGTTGCAACAGGAACAGCAAATTCTGATATAACAACTTCAGATAAAGTAAAGTTTTTATTTATAAAGAATAGTGGAACAACGGATGGCAGTTCAACTACAGATGAAAGTTTAATGCTTGTTCTTGATGGTTCAACTGTTGCTCATGGTTCTACCAATGCTATTGAAATAAGTTCTGGAGACTCTTGGTTTGCAAAACTTCCAAATACAACAGTTGGCGATTTACATGCAATATCTGCAGACCCAGACCAAACAGTTGGTGGAGGAAATGTTCAATGCATAGTCGCAGCAATACTGGGTGATGTAGCATAAGGAGATAATATGCCAATATGGATAGCAAAAATAATAGCCACAAGAATTATCAAAGCAGTCAAGCATAAAATTGATTTAAAAAGAATTGATAAATATGTTAACAAGCCAAATGAATTAGATAAACAAATGAAGTCTTTACAGAAAACAGTTAATAAGTATGGTGAGTATATAGAAGATATGGAGAAGAATATAGCTATTTTAATGAAAGACTCACATCCTGCTCAAGAATATATCTGTTGCAGGAAATGTGGATGCAAAATATCTAAAAGTAAACTAGAGAAAAAGGAGAAGTAAAATGGCATGGATAACAAGTAACTGGGAATGGGTTTTGTTAGGATTCATGATATTAGAAAAATGTATCAAGATGAGCCCAACTAAAGCAGATGACGTGGTATTAGACATGGTTTTAAAGCCTTTAATGGATAAATTTAAACCTAAAAAATAATGCCTAAACAAGTTCTTCAAATTACGAATTTTGCTGGAGGCTTGAATGCTTATTCTGATGCGAGAGATATCGAGGATAATCAGTTTGTTCAAAATTGGAATGCTGTTGTAGATAAAAATGGTATCATCAGAGTTTCTGGTATGGCTGCAGATTCAATATCAACGGAATATTTTGATAACACAAATTTTCAAAAAGGACATGGTTTATTTCAATTCACAACTGATTATTCTCTATCAGAAATAGATGGTGACTTTAAAACAGGCATTACAACAGGCACGATTGCTACATATGCAAGTACTTCTTCTTTTACGCTTGAAGATAAGACTGATACTTCTTCTGTAGATGATTTTTATAATGATTTTATAATTTATATTTATTCTGGGACTGGCAAAGGGGAATCAAGAAAAATTACAGATTATACT